GAATGAGCCTATCAGAGACAGGCTTAATGATCCATGCTTAATACTGTAAAAATATCCAGTTGTGAGTTAATCAACGCCGACTGCCTGGAATTTATCCGGTCGTTACCCGAAAATTCTGTTGACCTGATAGTCACGGACCCGCCGTACTTTAAAGTGAAGCCTGAGGGCTGGGATAACCAGTGGAAGGGCGACGATGATTACCTGAAGTGGCTGGACCAGTGTCTGGCGCAGTTCTGGCGGGTGCTGAAACCTGTCGGAAGTCTTTACCTGTTCTGTGGTCATCGCCTGGCATCTGATATCGAAATCATGATGCGTGAACGCTTCAGTGTGCTGAACCATATTATCTGGGCGAAGCCGTCCGGACGCTGGAACGGATGCAACAAGGAAAGCCTGCGGGCGTATTTCCCCGCCACAGAGCGCATTCTGTTCGCGGAACATTATCAGGGGCCGTATCGTCCGAAAGATGCCGGGTATGCGGCGAAGGGCAGTGCACTGAAACAGCATGTGATGGCCCCGCTGATTTCTTACTTTCGTGATGCGCGCGCTGCCCTGGGGATAACGGCAAAACAGATTGCAGATGCCACAGGAAAGAAAAACATGGTGTCGCACTGGTTCAGTGCCAGTCAGTGGCAGCTACCGAACGAAAGCGATTATCTGAAATTACAGTCGCTGTTTGCCCGGGTGGCAGAAGAGAAACATCAGCGCGGTGAACTGGAAAAGCCCCACCACCAGCTGGTGGATACGTATACGTCACTGAACCGGCAGTATGTGGAGCTGCAGAGTGAATATAAGCATCTGCGGCGGTATTTTGGTGTGACGGCGCAGGTGCCGTACACGGATGTGTGGACACATAAACCGGTGCAGTTCTATCCCGGGAAACATCCGTGCGAAAAACCGGCAGAAATGCTGCAGCAGATAATCAGCGCAAGCAGTCGTCCGGGTGACCTGGTTGCAGATTTTTTTATGGGCTCAGGTTCAACGGTAAAAGCGGCACTGGCGCTTGGGCGTCGTGCGATTGGCGTTGAACTGGAGACCGGACGTTTTGAGCAGACAGTCAGGGAAGTTCAGGATTTAATCGTTTGAAACGGATGAGATTGCAGAATTAATTACGCACCATTATTATTCTGCTCCCGGCCCTTTAGCTCAGTGGTGAGAGCGAGCGATTCATAATCGCCAGGTCGCTGGTTCAAATCCAGCAAGGGCCACCATCACATACCGCCATTAGCTCATCAGGATAGAGCGCCAGCCTTCGAAGCTGGTTGCGCGGGGTTCGAGTCCTCGATGGCGGTCCATTATCTGTACCCTGCGTTATTAGCTCAGCCGGACAGAGCAATTGCCTTCTAAGCAATCGGTCACTGGTTCGAATCCAGTACAACGCGCCACACTTATTTTCCCTGGCTCGCTTTTGCGGGCTTTTTTTAAATGTCTCACAATTCAGGCGGTTGACTGTTGTCTGGTTTGCGGGGAGTTTGTTAAAAGAAACTGGCATGGTGAATCCCCCTGTGCGGAGGGGCAATCAGCGAGTAGGTATATGGGATAATCGCGGATTCAGGTGCTGGTACTGAATTCACCGGGAGGCACCCGGCACCATGCAATGGCACATAGCGCCACTCTCCAGCCCCTCTCCGGAGGGGCTTTTCTGTGCCGGATACATCACAGTTTCTGGAACCTTAGGTACTACAGTATCAGTCAGGGTGCTATATTTTCAGATGTGATGAAAGCCTGTCAGCAGGCAGGGCGTATCGGAAATGACCCAGTAGAGAAAACGTTGACTCAGATACCGGTGCTGAGTTACCGGGAAACCGGCATCACATGACCGCTATCCTTCCAGGCCCATCCGCTCCGGTGGGCCTTTTTACTGCAGAAAACAGGTTCCCCGTTAAATGCTATGTTGCTCACAATTCAGTAAGTTGACAGTTGCCTGTCAGACTGGGCATTTGTTAAAAAAATTTCGCATGGTGAATCCCCCTGAGCGGAGGGGCGACTGGTGACGGTATAATCTCTGATTATCAAAACGAGAATGACGCGGGTTTAGTGGCACCGGGCTGAACTCACCGGGAGGCACCCGGCACCATGTGCATGATGATACAGATACGCGGCTTTAGCCCCTCTCCGGAGGGGCTTTCTTGTGGGCAAAAAAAAGCCCGAGTGGGTTCGGGCAACAGCATGAGATATACATTTTTATAATCGAATGGATTTTAACCAGAATTCATAAGGCTGCGCAACTGCGCGGTCTTTTTCGAATTGCGGGCTGTAGTCTCCCTTCTGCCATTGTCCTGTAACTTCCGGACTTCAGCCTGCTCCTTATCTGACTCACAACATTATCCCGCCCGGGAGGATTCATGGCATTTAAACACTATGACGTGGTCAGGGCGGCATCGCCGTCAGACCTTGCGAAACGACTGACACAAAAACTGAAGGAGGGGTGGCAGCCATTTGGCAGTCCGGTGGCCATCACGCCTTATACCCTGATGCAGGCCATTGCGGCGGAAGGTGATGTCACCACACCTGTGGTGGTGAAGCCGTCGGATGGAGAAGGCGCAGTTATCAGCACCACCAGCAACCCGGAGTATTACTTTGTTGTTGCCCTGGCCGGGCAGTCAAACGGTATGGCGTATGGTGAAGGGCTTCCGCTGCCGGAGACATATGACCGTCCGGACCCGCGTATTAAACAGCTGGCGCGTCGCAGCACTGTCACGCCGGGTGGTGCGTCCTGTAACTACAATGACATTATTCCTGCGGACCACTGCCTGCATGATGTTCAGGATTTGAGTAAGTTTTCACACCCGAAAGCCAGCGCAGCTCAGTATGGATGCGTGGGGCAGGGATTACATATCGCGAAGAAATTGTTGCCGTTTATTCCGGCGAATGCCGGTATTCTTCTGGTTCCGTGCTGCCGTGGTGGTTCTGCATTTTTGGCGGGCGATGAAGGTACCTTCAGCGAATCCACCGGCGCAAGCGAGACCTCGGCACGCTGGGGTGTAGATAAGCCACTGTACAAGGACCTGCTTACCCGTACTCAGGCCGCACTGAAGGCCAACCCTAAAAATATTCTGCTTGCAGTGGTCTGGATGCAGGGCGAGTTTGATTTGAAACAGGGTGCATACGCCACTCAGCCGGGGCTGTTTGATTCCATGGTGGAAAAATATCGTTCTGACCTGTCGGAATTCGGAGGTCAGTGTCTCGGGGGCTCTCCGTCATCAGTTCCCTGGATTTGTGGCGACACGACCTACTACTGGAAGCAGACTTATTCTTCGCAATACGATGCGGTGTATGGTGCATATAAGACGAAATCCGCAAAAAAAATCTTCTTTGTGCCGTTTATGACGGATGAAAACGGGCGAAATGTGGGTACCAACGAGCCGTCAGAAGATCCGGATGTTGCGGATATTGGGTATTACGGAGCCGGTGGTCGAACGGACGCCAAAACCTGGACGACGGCTGACCGTAAAACGCATTTTGGATCATGGGCACGTCGTGGGATTATTTCCGACCGTCTGGCAACGGCGATTCTTGTGCATGCCGGGAGAAACGCTGAATTCATTACCGGAAAACAGCCTGATACGGTGAAGCCCACCGGACCTTCCGGTGAAGGTACGGAGAGAGAGCCGGAAGGTCCGGTCAGTAACCGAACCCTGATGAGTCTGCTGGCGTCCGGCGAAGACCTGGCATCACAGGGCTGGCGCTATTATCACAAACCGGCGAGCGGAGACAATGTTAACAAAAACATTGCTGAAGCGGTGGTCAGTGATGCGGGGGCTACGGGAGGTAAGGCCCTGCAACTGAATAAACCGGAAAACCACATCTGGTTTCTGGAGCATGATGCAGCCGGGCAGGGGGCAGAGTTGCTGAAGAAAGGAGGACGTGTGAGCGTACGGTTTAAGTTGCCGGGTTCACTGGTGCCGAATCAGTTTGCCCTGGGCATTTACTGGCAGTTGTCGTCCCTGCCGGAGGGAGTGACGCTGGCAGAGGAAGGCAACGACATGCTGATGTCCTTCTTTCTGCAGACGGATGCGACGAACCTGAACGCGATGCACCACAAGAAGCCGAATGCGAAGCTGGAAACGTTCGGGGTCTTTGATAACGGATGGCACACACTGGCTTTTGAGTTTGCCGGAAACAACAGCATTCAGGTGACGCCGGTACTGGATGAGAAACGGGGGACGCCGTTCACACTGGTGAAATCTCCGGCATCAGGGGCGGCGGACAAACTGCAACTGACAGGCATATCAAAGGCGGCGACATATACGCTGCTGATTGACAGTGTGAAGGTGGAAGTGAACAACGCGGATGCCGCGGCATGATAAAAAAAGGCCGCCAGCAAAGAAGGAAAGGGATGAACTGTGTCCACTACATGAATG